ACTCTTAAATTAGGATTTCTTCTTTGTACTAATACAGTAAACCAATCAGTATCAGCATCAGAGTCACTATTTGATCCTGTATAATAAACAGGTATAGTAGATGAAGTTACTGAATTTGAACCTAATTTAAATTGGAAATATCCAAACTGGCCTGTACTACCTGAGTATATTGAGTTATCAGATGCTGTTGGAGCATATAATAAATTAAATTGTACATCAGAACCACTATGAAATAATGATTGAGTAGTAAAGCTACTTGTTGGGAATGCTTTAAATCTAAATTCAACACCATTAGGTACTATGTCTGTGAAAGTTGTTCTTACAGCACTTTGTGAAGTGTAAGTCCAAGGTACACGTATAGTATTAGAACCACTAACATCTAAAGCATAAGTGAATCTATCAAATTCATATTCAAATGAAGATGTTACTTTATCTACACCACCATATTCAAGATAACTCATTACAGTACTAGGAACACCAAATATAGTGTTTAAGTATTGAATGAATCTATTTGTACCTTTAGCTTTAAGTAATAAAGGTAAGTTATGGTACATACGTTTGTATATACCTTTTTGTAAGTCTTGTCCTGATAATTGATAATTAGACGCACTAACTAAAGTATCATATGAACCTGTTATAGGCTTATAACTACCATCAGGACTAATACCATAAAGATATTTAAATACATTTGTTCCATCTTCATCAGTATAAACATCAATACCCATTGATTGTAAAGCAAAGTACACTAAGTCTTTAGATATACCTTGATTTAGAGCATTTTTAGTTTTATATAAGTCTGAAAGTGCTTTAATATGAATCCAAACATCATCAAACATTTGACCCATTGAAGAGATAAACTTAAACAATGACTCATTATCTGTATTTTCATTTACATAACCAGGTACAGCGTAAAGCAAATAGTTCTGATTATTATCGTCATACAATGAAGCAGATTCAAAACTACTACTATACCAAACCACTGCTTGAGAAGAAGAAACAGAATAATTTACAAACGGTTTAACAGAGTTTTGTTTTGGCCAAGCATATGAACTTGAATTATAATATAAGTATTGCTCATATCCATCAAAACTTTGGATTGTACCATTTAAACTATTTTGATAGTTTACAGATTGAGTTACTGAAATTGGATCTATAAGACCATTTAATGACGCACTAGCAGAAGTGAAAAATTCAATTCTGTTTAATTTATATTGGAATCCTTCTAATCTACGAGCCGCAGAAGAGAAGTGAACAAAGTCTTCATAAGTAGCATAATCAACATTAATAGCAAAATTTGAAGCACTTAATTGACCAAGTAATTCTTGTAATGGACCAAATGATGCTTGTGAACTAGTAATTTGATTAAAGTTAAAATACGGTGTAGGACCTACTCTTAAATTATCTAAATCTAAATCAAAGTTAGGACCACGCAGAGTAGGAAATGTGACAGGTATAGGATCAACAGTCATTGAAACATCATACTCAATAGGATTTGATAAGAAATCAACTACTGATAATGAGTCATTTACCTGATAATTTACAGGTAATGGATCTAATAGTTTAACTAGTATTGTTGGTTGTCCTGTTAAAGCAGATGTAGCAACTCTAGTTACAGGATCAATTACTGTTGTAGTTGGACCTAAATCTAAAGCTACATTTACAAATGGTATAAACTTATTCTCACCAAAATTTAAATAGTATTCTTTAAAATAACCAGCACCTTGAATTTCATTTATAAAATTATAAGTCTGAGTTTGTATTTCTTCATTGGTTAGATTACCTGTTCTTAAGCGAATTTCCTTTCTACTTGGAGATATTTCTTTAATAAAAAAGGTCTCAGATGAACTAAAAACAATTTTTGGTCTTAAAACATTATAGACTGTTCTATATTTACCTGTTCTAACACCTAAATTTGTTAAATCTTTTCCTGGGTTGAATATCAATTCTTGTACAGCTAAAAAATTATTTGAAGCTGGTATGCCAGGAATATTATATCCTTTAAAGTTAGGTATTGAATATATTAATTTATTAGCTGGGTCAAAGACATGCATTTCAACATAGTCATCACTATTGAAGACAAAGTTTCTAGTCATGTCTTTGGTCAAAACTTGGCCTTCTAAAGATCCTGATAGGATATTATTATTGTTTAATATTCGTGTATATGTTGTAGCCATATTATGCTAAAGTTCCAAGGTTAGTTTGAGATAAAACAATTATTTGATTTTTTAAATCATCTAATGATATACCAACTGCTTCTAAGCTTCTACCAGCTAATTCAAGATGAGATTGAACTGAACCTGTAGGAGGAATTTGGTAATATAAATTATCATATTCAACAAAAAATTGATCAACATTTAAATCAGGTTGTACATTAACATCATCAGGATTAGTAGTGACTGCTAATTCTGAGAAACTAGTATCAACAACATTATTAAACTCATTTAAGTCATATATTGTTTTAGCTATACTAGTAGAATCAGGAATAATTAAATTTTCATCCATTACTCAACAGTTTGCATTACTTTAAAATAATAATCATCATCAAAAATATAAGTACCACCATCAATGATAGACTTAATTTGTATTTTATAATAACGATCTGGTTCTAAGCCATTCATATATAGTCTGAAGAAACTGCTTGTTCCATCAATACTTAATTTAGTGGCTACATCATCGAAATCAACTATTTTCAAGTTGGTATTTAAATCTATAATAGAATAGTATGAAGTAACTGGTAGGCATTTATTATACTTATAAAGACTAGTTGTAGCATAAATACGTGGTGGGTATTTTTCTCTAGCATATACTCTAAACTTTACATATTCATTATCATAGAAAATATTTTTATTATTTTCAATAGCTATGTTTATTTGTTCATCAGTAATAAACACGCTTGATGCTGTGTTGAATGTACTATCATTCCATTTAAACTCCAAGCTTGGTGGGTAAATAGTGTTAGTGTCTCTTGAGAAGAAATTAAATGTGTATATATAATTAGGATCAAATTCAAATGAACCAGTACCTGTAGCTGAAGCTGACATACTGTTCATAATAATGAATCCATTGTTATTAATAACACTTCCTGTCCACCAACCTACAAATCTAGTAACATTAACATCAATATCTTTAGTTGAAAAATAATTAAATGATTGAGTAACAGAAGATGTATACCAGTTAGCACCACCATTTGCTGGTAAGTAATAAGATGAAGTTACGCCTGTTGGTAAGCCTGTTGTTGTCCAAATATTCGTTTGGTTTGAGTTTCTATACCTCCAACTAGCACCATCTGTTGTAACAGGTACATTTGAAAATCTACCTGTACCCATGTCCCAACTTTCATAGATTGGGTGTACTTCTATATTAAAGTTAGTTGGAATACTCTCAACATGAGCATTATATAGTTTTAAAGAGGCTGTGAAATTTGCTCCTGATTTAGAAATAGCATCAGCTATGTCAGAGTTATCAAATTTAATTAAGACACGACTAACTGATGAAGATGCATATAGGTTAGACTCATTCTTAGATAAGTCTAATATAGAGTCTAACCCAGCATTTAAAGTATTATACTCTGAGTATATTGTTGTGTCCTGTGAAGGAAATATTTTGTAAACACCCATTTATATTAGTATTATTCTAGTATAAATATGGGATAATCACAGAGATTAAGCTAATAAATGATGATATTCTTTAAAGTGCTTAATACGATCAGCTAAACCAATAGTACCACCATTAACACGTTTAGTAATTTTCGTTACAACTGCGTCAGTAGCGCCTTCATCAGCTATCTTATGTAAGCCATTTTTATTAAAGAACCAAGCAGCTGATAATAAAGCATATTTGTCTGCTACTGATGTTGGGTCTTTTGTTAAGTCTTCATTAATAGATTTACCAAATGCTGTGTAGTTATCTTTACCTGTTAACTGGATGTAACCACGACCACAGAATTTAGCGCCATCACCTGATGATTCAGGGCCATTACCCATTCTATTACCATATACTTTGTTGGCAATTTTTTCAGGTTGTCTAGCGTATGATGCAGCGGCTGCTTCTGTTGGGAAATATTTTTTAAATGTATTTGCTAAACCTTTAGCACTGTAGTTTAAGTTTTCTTTAGTTAGTCTGAATCCGCCTGATTCATGACCACATTGAGCTAAAAAGTGAGCTAAACGTAGTGGAGTGTTGATTTGGAATTTTTCCATTACTCCTGGGATTTGGGCGATTACTTTGTCAGGAACATGTCCTTTTAATTTGTCTAAATTCATATTTTAATTTTTAGTAAGTTACTACTCTACCATAAATATCAGTGTCAGGATATCTTACCTCAAAAATCATTGGATCAATTGATGGATATACAACACCTTGTTTTGTAGCTGATTTAATATCATATCCGTAAGGAGAATAATTACCTCCTACCAAGTTACTTATATCAACTTTAATTACTGATTGAACACCTTGTACAGCGCCAATTAAATTATAAATGTCAGAATAAATAACTGGTTGGTTTATTTGCCATTTAGATATATCAAAATAATCTTTTAAAACATTAATACATTTAGTTAATATTTCTTGTGAGTTATAAGCTGGTAATACAGTTATATCAAAATTAACTTTAATATTAGCGTAGTAAGCATCTTTAATAATAACAGCGTCACTCATCATCTTATTATATGATAAGTATGTTTTTAAATTCTGTTTCATAGCATTAGACGCTCTAGTTAGTTTACCATCTAAATTAGTTGATAAAATATAAACTGAAAGTGCTAATGGATTACTTGTGATAAAATTTTGTCTATCTGTATCATTAGTTACTAAATAATCTTGTGCTACATAAGCTTTGCTTACATAACCATATTTAGAAGGTAAAGATAAAGTACGAACTAAATAGTCAGCTTTAGTTACGTTTCTATTTTGTGTTGGAAAGTTAGCTAAAGTTTGTAAACGAATTTCTTCAATTGATTCACCAGGACCACCACCTGATGAAGGTTGTGGATTGTTAAAACGAACTGAATCTCTAACTATGGTAACTATAGATGAATTTAAATTATATGAATTGATATCAGTCTCTACAGTTTGATTTAATCCAATATCATTCACTGGTAGGTTAGTTTCAATACCACCACCTACTAAGTAGGTTACTGTTAAAGTAGTATTTGAAGGAGCAATACCGTATTCATTAGTGTACATGAAGTTAGATGGATCATAAGCCATAAACATTTTATCAACTCCATCCACTAAACCTAAACCAACATTATCTGGGTTTGGAATAATTACTTCATCTGGTGATGATGTAACTCCACTACCAAATTCTAATTGTAAAGTATTATCATCAGAGAAACGAGTGACAAAACGTCTATCTACTTTTTTAAGACGTAATAAGAAACGAGCACTATCATCATCATTATAGTAGTTAGGTTCATTTACAGGTAAGTTAAGCGACTCATCAAATATTGTATCTTGAGCTAAATACGGTACCTCATACCAAGTATTATTATCACTATCTGTTATTTGCATTACCTCAATAATATTATTATCAACTATCTCAACAGTTGGAAATTGTTCAGGATTACCAAAAGCAAATGTAGTTGTTTTGATTTGTCCAGATACAGCTTCAACTTGTTTTTTAACTAAGTAATATTGTATATTTGAAGTACCTGTAAAAAATTGATATGGCGTGACAGTTGTTGGATCAAATGAAGATGAGAATCCAAAATCAACTAAATCTTGAGTTATAAATGTAATATTAGGTTTAGATATAGAACTAATAGAAGAATTTTTTTGTACTTTTAAAGCATATCTCCAATCAGGTCTATAATTAGGTGCTCCTGTTGATGGTAATAATTGAAATATATCTAGAAAAACAGAAGCGGTTTTTGTTACTTTAGGTCTATAACCTAAAGCATAAGCTAAAGCAATAATGTTTTTTCTCTCTTGAGCGTATAATAATAATGATTCTTGTAACTGATTATCAGCATAGAATGATAATACATCACCTACATAAGCAGCCATTTCGATGAACATATTACCTGGAGCAGATGGACTGAAGTCCATATAACTGTTCTTGAAGTATGTTCTAGCATAATTGATTAAGTCCTGTTTTAAGGTACTAAAATCTTTATCATAATATTTTATATCAGGTACGTTTGCCATTATTGTTTGCTTAATTCAGTTGTTGACACATTTAATACTAAAGTATCATTTTGGTTATTTATTGAGTAATCTAAAATTATATTCACAGCGTTTCTATCTGAGAATTTCTTGATAATTAGATTATTGATTATA